GGTTGGGCGGGTGGGACCCGCGCCTAGCGCATTTTTAGGGGGTATAGGGGTCATAACTACTTTACTTAGGGGTAAGGTATAGAGTAGAGATAGGAATTAATTAGAGGTTAAATGGTTAAGCCTAAGGGATAGAGTAGGCAAAGAAAAAGGGCTAGGTTATTAGCCTAGCCCCCTTGTTGTTATAGTTGATGGTTAGCTTACTGATACAACCTTAAGCGTTCCGTTCTTGCCATCTTCACCATACTTAGCAGTACCTTCCATAGCGGGTAGGTAAGTTCTAAGCACTTTGGCTACTGTTTGGTTATAGAGTTTACGCTCACTTGTGCCCCATACTAATGAGCCAGTAGCTGTGACAGCGTACTCATCTAATTCAGCTACAGTAGCCGAGCCACCCAAAGCGACTAGATAGCCTAGTATCTTTCGGATTTGAGGTGTTCTAATACCTTGAGCAATCATAGCATCTCTAATAGCTACAGGATCACCTTCTATGGTTAGCCTAGTATCTTTAGATACGCCACCGCTAGTTGAAAGACCTTCAGCGAAGGGATTAGATGTTTTTTGAGTCTTTGCTGACTTTGTATTATTTTTGGACATGATGTCCTCCTTTATTATTGATTGAGTACCTAGTATGACTGATTGACTGACTATGTCAAGTAATATATTAACTAATTAACCTACTAAGCTACTAAGCTAACAACTAAGATTTTAAGACGGACGGACGGAAGGACGGAAGGATCCAGGGAGCGACGGACGGACGGACGGAACGAAAGACGGATCGATAGAGTAGACCGATAGAGTAGAGTGAGTGGGTCAGGGATAGAGTGAAAGGGCGAGGGATAGAGCGAGCGATAGAGTGATGGATAGAGTAGAGTGATAGAGTAGAGTAGAGCAAAAAAAAGGAGCCGACCTTTCGATCGGCTCCTTGCGATTGGGCTCAATCAACTAATGTTGATGAAACCCTCTTTGATCAATCGCTTGCGATAGAATGACCAGATCCTAGCAGGTGTCTGCTCTGTCTCTAGTCCGATTGCATCCAACGCACTGTTAAGACCTGATTCGTTTTCACCAATCAACTCTCTGACAGTCAGTGTATTACCTTTGGAAACAACCAACGCTTCGATAATTTTCCCCATTTGCGGTGGGATCTTATCGGTTGCGACTGGTGTTCTAAGTAATTCAACCGTTGCATTGCTCGAAGTACTGCGACCAATCGGTGCTTTGTAGTTCGAATCTATTTTTGATACTTTTGAAGCAGTATCCGCTTTTTTCGTAGTTTGGTTCATTTCTTTCTCCATTTCTACTTTCTAGTTATTGGCAACAACCCTTTTGCTACCATATAAGAATTGTACTAAAGAACTTCTGCAAAGTAAAGCAGTGTAATCAATCCACGAACCGCCGATCCTGAACCGCGAGCCACGGACCGAAAGAGCGAGGGAAAGAGTCAGGGCAAGGGATTGGGCTCAGGCAATTGGATGCAATTGAATGATGTAGAGTAGAGTAGAGTAGAGCAATTGGTACCAATCAGTCTTTCGCTGTAAACTCTCCCTCGATCACGTTTGACTCGGTCGCTCGCTTCTTGATCAGCTCCTCGAGTCGAGTGAGTATGTCGTCCTTGGACATCATATCGATCTTTGCGGTCAGTATTTCGCGTCGGTCGATGTACAGTCCGCCTGCCTTCCCTCGATGGACCTCGGCTGTGATAGCCGCGGACACCTGTCCTTGGTCCCTTGCCTCCTCCCGTAGATCGTGGAGGGTGGAAAGGTGGCTCTCTAAGGAAACTGCATCTCGCTCTGCGAGTGACATTTCCAACTCAATCAAATAATTGCGTACAACTGGGTTATGGTTTAGTAATACACTCCCTTGAGTCTTGGCACCCTTGCGATCCTTGGTGTAGCCCGCTTTTATCGCGGCTTGCGTAGCGGTCTGACCCTTCAGATACTCACGGCAAAATTTCTTTTGTTTTGAGTTGAGCTGCTTCCAAATCTTACCGTTCTCATCAACGAAGCCATTTCCATCCTCTGTAGGTACCAAATTTGTGTAAGTCAGTTGTTTCATAAGGTTCTCCAAATGCTATTACAATCTTATTATAAAATACTCATTTTATATACTTTTCTCATGCCCTCTAGTGAATCTTACCATAGTTTCTAATAACTAATAGAAAATCTATTACTTTTGACATTTGAAAGAACCCAGTGAACAAGAGGGTTGTAGAGCGAATCTATTACTCTATTAGAGATATTAGTACATTTGAAAAACTTTTTTCAAAAACTTTTTTATTTTCCAGAAAAACAATACCAATAGATTTAATAACGAAAAAACCCCCGACTGTCAGACAATCGGGGGCTCGATCACGGAGTGATCTTTGGGGGAGAATTATTGACTATACTCAGTGAATCTGAAATGTTCGGATAGAGCGCTCGCACCCCACGAACCATTCATACTTAACACCACATAGAATTGACGTTCGGTACGATCCTCATTCCACTCACCGACCATAACACCAATACAGTTATAACCCGTACTGGGGAGATCATTCATCCAAACAGACGAGTAGATTTCGTGATACTCCAGTGCGTCTATTTCCGCTGCTACTCTTTCATCAGATCGCTGCTCTGAAAAATACCATCCAACCACATCGTTCGCTGGACTAAGTAGGTCGGTGACAATATCAACTACTCTGTCCTGTTCTTTGCCCTCCGCGATTACATCTTTAATCACTGGAATGACCTGCTTTTTGACGGATATTATTTCCCAACCGTCAGGGGTTCTTTCTTGTGCTTCCATAATATTGCGCCTCCTCGCGCTATCCATTATTGTTAAGGTCGTACCATGCTTTCATACACGCTCGTATTACATTTGGAGCGCTGATAAACATCCCTGTCTGCTCCTCGAGTATATCCCTGATATTGGTGATATCTTCGAGCATATCGGGTTGGTTTATATTTAGTTGAGTGAGGTCTTTTTTCTCATTTGCCTCGAGTTTTACTTTTGGTGGTAACATATCAACTGCCCTCCTGGAGCTTTTCGATTAAATCTTCTACTGCATCCATCTGTAGAGCGTTGTGGTAAACCTTTCGTTTATGTCCCATACCTATGAAACCTTCGGGCATTTCGTTTAGTTGACCTTGTCTACGATTCAGGTGTTGTAGAAAATGGTTAAGTGCCTCGTTCATAAGGTCCATCTCAGCTTCGGTGAACTGACCGTTGTTGAAGAACGTCTGTTCCTCTAAGTATTCTACTTTATCCATATCACATACCCTCCTCGTCGTAGTAGATCGCTGGTTCAGTTACTCCGAAAGTTTCCCCTTGCGAAAGATCCACTTCCTCAGATTGTAGGTAAAGGTCTACGCTTCCGCTGTAGCACGTCCCTCCGTGAGAGACATCTAACTCGATCTCCTCGATACAAATAAATTTGTATTGATCGGTCTCGAAGATGAGTAGGTCGAGTTGATTCGGTGCGTGCGGCTCGGTGACTCCGTAATACTTTACTTTGCCTAAGTCGCGAAATTCCGTAAATTTCACTTCACTCGGCACTAAATCTTTTAGTGCTTGAATGACCATGCCTCCGTCTTCTCCCGTAACTCGGTAGCCTTTCATGTATTCAAGTATTTCTTTTACATTTTCCATATCAGTCTTCCTCCACGATTGCAATGATGTTACTCACTGGTACGCTACCGCACTCGTCGAAGAATCCTTTCTCGGCTCCCTTGACATCGCAAAGTAAATACTGTTTCAGTCCGCGTCCTTGCTTGATACTTTCCATAGCTATGGCTCTAGTCGGGATCCCGAACAGCTGGTTTGTAATCAGCTTGGTCCCTTTTTTGATTGTTTCGATGTTTTCTAACATGTGTGCCTCCTAACTGTACACTGGTCTGTATTGTGGGAAGTTAGTTCCCTGTTTAGTTTCGAGTCGGATCTCTAAATCTTCCGCTCCCCATGCACCACCTCGTATGAGGTAGTTGTCATCGCCGTTTCCAGCCGCGTCAACTCCGTCGTGGTCGCCGTAGCCCATGTGTTGGGTCGGTTGCTTCCGCTCGTTGTCGATAACCTTTTGGACGATTTGTTTCACACGTTTCGCTCTATCTTCTGTAGAGTACATTCCAAAGCTCTGTACAATCTCTCCTTGAGTGTACCACCAGCCTCCCTCTTCAGGTCCGCCGTAAGCTCGTGTGGTTCGGTATAAGTTTACAAAATGCATATCTTTCTCCCTTTCTAATGTATTTTTTGTTTTAAATCCCGCCCTAGCGGGGGTACCCCCCTATTATAGGGTACAGTAAAGCGATTATAAAGCAGCCTACGAACCGCCAACGACGCTTAGGATAGGCTCGAGCGTGTATCCATCTACTCCGTCTTCCCAATAATAAAAGCGCTTTCCTGGTTCTGGTTCGAGATCCTCGAGTATCGTTCCCGCGAACGATTCCCAACCCTGTAATACTGGATCGTTTGTTAGTTCTTCGATAGAGTATTCGTTCAAAGTCCTGCAGATTTGTCTCTCCACAATTTCGTCCCAAAGTTCATAATAATGTTTCGTTATCTTTTCTACTTGCTCGGCTCGGCAAATGCAAACGAAGACATCATCTTTCGGTTGCACCTCGTGCCTGTATTCGAAGTAGAGCTTGTATAGTTTAGGTTCTTTCATTACTTACCCTCCTTGCGAATCGTAGAGTGAATCCTGTCCCACCACCATACTCTATATGGAGGTAGTCGTAGTCCTCATCTCGTTCGGCTCGTGCGTAGCAATCTATAAGATGAGCTGTTTCTCGCTCGTCAATCGGTGATTGAGTGAAATCGCCTAATCGTACAGCGTAGAGTGGATTTTTCACTTCTGTCGCACAGTCTCCATCAGGTCTGTTGATCTCGATCTCACCAACCTTAGTCCATTCTTTAGTGTCGCTCATACTACACCTCCACGGGCTTTCTGCCCTCGGCAAGGTATTCTTTGTAGAGCTCGTCGTCGACCCAGAATGTGTGGTATGGGCTTTTAGTGCGATCTTTCGTTCGAGCGAGTCGCTTACCCTCACTCACGACGATCTCCATATTGTAAAATCGGCTCCGAGTGACGTAAGGTTTCAACCCTTTGTCCTGAGACATTGTTTCGACCATTTCGGCAAGGGTCGGTTCTTGTTTTGTTTCTTGTTCTTCTTCTACTAATTCAAAGTACATGACTTTCTCCTATATTATTGTTTTAGTTAAATTTTCTCACCATCGATACCTCTAACGAATCGCTCGTATCGGTAGATATCGTAGTAAACCACCCAGTGACCCGTATCATTACTATAAAATCGGTGAGTGCAGTAATAGTAATCGTCGCTTCTGCCAGTGCCTGTTTGAGGATGACCTAACTTTAAATGACCCCATCGTCCACTGACAACGATCTCGTCAATCGGTATATGTAGACTTGTTCGGTCGGTGCCGCCAGTCACGTATTCCCATTTTGTTTCGTCACTGTGGATAACCTCG